GTTTGGTTTGGAGACAACAATAGTTGTTGCGACTTACTTCGTCAACTGTCCAAATTTCACACCACCGTGTCCCTACCACCTAATGTTCTTCCGGAACACAAGTTGGTTGAAAAAGCAAGATGCTTTGCCCTATCGGATTTGAACACCCCTGTTCTAGGTCCTTTCTGTGAGAAAGTTATGGGAATGTCAAAACATATTCTCATTCCAGAAAACCTATTGGAAACGAGGTGGCTCAATCCTGAGGGTGCTCAATATCCCAATGTTGACTCGGGGTGGATGGATGGTTATGTGGCTACCCACCTACCGGGACTGGACGTAGACCGGTTTGTTACTTGGTTAACCCAGGTTCAAACATTGTCTGAATGTCTGGTCCCGCCGTTGCTTGCTGAACCAACAGCAGTCCCCAAAAGTGACGTGCCAGTAGTTGTGGGAGGTGCCATTGTCGACTCAAAACGAGGTGGTCGCCCCCGCGTTAGAAAACGCGGTAGAGGCCTGGCGAGGCGTGATCGAAAGATCCGCCAGCGCTAGGAGGAGTTGGTCGGATGTAATGACCGGAGTCGGGGACTCCGGTTCGATTAAATTTCATTACATCCTAAAATGTCGAAGAATATTAAATCACCCGCGCAGAAGCGCAGAGCACGATCGCGTGCCAACCCCGTATCATATAGTGTTGCATCCGGCACAGCCCGTGTCGGATTAAAAGTCGAACGTGGCGCCGATACTTTTGTTGACTCAGTTCTTGGGTCACAGAGTTTTGACGCCACTGCTTATTCAATTAACCCTGGTCTTGCTGATCGGAATTTGGCCCTCTCCAAAGAGGCTGCTAAATATGATCAGTATATGTTCGAAGAATTGAGGTTTAGATTTGTTAGATCTAAAGCGATCACTACCACACCTGGTATGATTGGTTTAGCTGTGGACCCTAACCCAAACGCCGCCCCGGCTGCGTCCCTCAATAGATTTAATGCGTATGAAATCCGTCATATGGATTCTGTTTATTCGTCAGTTGAGCTTTCTGTTCCTAAGTCTGCTCTCAGTGGCTGGCGATATAACCGTTGTGGCCCCCTTGGGACCGATCTATCCATATATGACGTAGGACGCTTATTGGTAGCAACGCAGGATGAGGCTGATGCTAGTAAGATTGGTTTTGTCGAAATGCATTATCGTGTGCGTTTCAAACATTACCATTTAGAACCTGCAACTCCTATCCCACAGGCCCTCACCATTTTGAATTTGTCGTCATCAGGCGCGTATTCAGAGACCGCCGCCGCGGTTGCTTTTGATGAGGCTCTTGTTGATGGATTAAACCTCTTGGACAATGTTTCATCTGGTGAAGTCCTTCTTCCTTGTGGGCAATACCTTGTCACTGCTGAGATTTCAGCTACTGATGACACGAGCGAAA